CAAGAGGGCTGCAGCAACTTTTCCTGGATGCATTGATGACTCCATTCGTGAAGCGAAAGATTGATGTGACGATCAATCTTGGCGAGGGTGCATTTGGCGAGCAAAAAGGTCCGGATGTAACTCTTTCCGGTCACAGAGTATCGCTAAGTCTGGCGCTGATGGGGGGCGAATCTCAGCCGGCGTCCCACATGCGGATCTTCGGCATGCCGCTGGACCGTATGAACCAGCTGACCTGCATTGGAACGGTTCAGCAAGAGATTCGGAAGACACAGGTGCTCATCGCGGCTGGCGACGAGGGCGGTCCGATGTCTGTGGTCCATATGGGGACCATCCTGACGGCATTTGCTGAGATGAACTCGGCGCCGGAGGTGGCTTTCGATGTCACCTCTCAGACGGGTCTCTTTGAGGCGGTGAAGCCTGTGAATGCCCGGAGCTACAAAGGGTCGGCTGACGCGGCCGACATCATGAGGGACTTGGCCGGAGACATGGGTGTCGCGTTTGAGAACAACGGCGTCTCCGTGATCCTTCAGAACCCCTATTTCCCGGGATGCTCTCTGGCCCAGGTTCAGCGCTGCGCAAACGCTGCACGGATCGACTATTCGCTAGACCGGGGGACCTTGGCAATCTGGCCGAGGACCGGAGCGCGAAAGCTGAGCGGTGACATCCGAGTCGCCAAGGACACAGGAATGGTGGGCTATCCCACGTTCAGCAGCCAAGGGATCATGGTGCGCACGCTCTTCAATCCTGATGTAGTCCTAGGGGCATCAATCAGCGTCGAAACGGACCTGACCCCCGCGAAGGGACGCTGGAAGGTTGTTGGCTTGGCTCACACGCTCGAAAGCGAAGTGCCTAACGGCGCGTGGTTCACCAACATGTATTGCAACCGGGACTTTGCGAATGAGTGATCAAGGCTACGCCGGGCAGCAGAGACTGTCCGATTCGCTCGGGGACTTCAATCCGGTCCGGGCCATTGTGATGGCGCTCATGTCGCAGATGTTCACGGCGACCGAAGCGCGCGTCGTCGCCTGCACGAACAGCGGCGGCCTTTCGCCTGTGGGCTTTGTCGATGTGCAGCCATTGGTGAATCAACTCAACGGAGAGGGCAAGGCCACGCCCCATAACATCCTGCACAACCTGCCGTACTTCCGACTTCAGGGCGGCAAGAATGCTGTGATCATCGATCCAGAAGTGGGAGACATCGGCATCGTGGTGTTCGCAGACCGCGACATCTCTGCCGTAAACAACAGCAAGGATCAGGCGAACCCGGGGTCTGGCCGTCGTTTCGACATGGCGGACGGAATGTTCATCGGCGGAGTGCTCAATGGCACCCCTGAGCAGTATGTGCAGTTCAACAGCGGTGGCATCCACCTTCACTCGCCCACAAAGATCAAGCTGACAGCCCCTGACATCGAGATCACCGCCGACAACTCGATCAAAAGCACCGCGACGACGGTACAGGCGACAGCGTCGGCATCGATCACGGACAACGCGCCCATTGCAACAACGAACGCCCCAATCATCGGGTTGAACGGCAACGTGACCCAAACCACTGGCGGTGGAACAGCTGGCGTCACGATGCAAGGCCCGGTGCATGTGATCGATCAGATCAAGTCCGACACCGAGGTCATTGCGGTAACCACGCCTCTGCACACGCACGCCCATACTGGCGTTACGTCGGGCGGGGCCAATACGGGTGGACCGACACCATGAAATCGCTCCTTCTCGATCGCACAGCGTGGGATCTGGTGCTCGACGCTGCCGGAAACATTGCCGTTTGCACAGAGCCCTATGCCATCGCCCAGGATGTGGCCAACGCTTGCCGGCTGTTCGCTGGCGAACTCTGGCTCGACACAACCAAGGGCATCCCGTACTTCAGCGAAGTCCTCGGCCATCAGCCACCGCTTGCACTGGTCCGATCTCGTCTCGTTGAGGCCGCGCTGACAGTCCCAGGCGTCGTATCCGCCCAGGTAGTGATCACGAAGTTCGAAGGCCGGACGATCACCGGGCAAGTGCAGTTCATCGACACCACTGGCGCAGCGCAAGGCGTCACGTTCTAGGAATTTCGAATGCCCACTACCAACGTGCCAGGCGTGCAATTCACGCCGGCAGGGATCGTGCTGCCCATTGCATCCGACATCTTGGCTGGGGTGCAGGCCGACCAGAACCTTGCCTTCGGTGGCGGAATGGCGCCCGCGCTCGAGACTCCGCAAGGTCAACTTGCATCAAGCACCACCGCGATCATCAGCGACAAGAACGACCAGATCGCTCTGCTGCGTAACCAGATGGACCCCGACCAGAACAGCGGAGTCTGGCAGGACGCGATTGCCCGCATCTACTACATCGATCGCAAGCCGGCGATCCCGACAGCCGTGCAGTGCGACTGCATGGGCGCTGCCGGTGTGGTCATCCCAGTGGGTGCCCAGGCAAAAGACACGGCCGGCAACATCTATGTTGCGACTGCCTCCGGAACGATCCCGATCGGCGGAACGATTTCCCTTCCATTCGCCTGCACGGTTAATGGGCCTATCGTCTGCCCCGCAGGCACGCTGACGACCATATACCAGTCGATCCCGGGCTGGGACCGAATCAACAACCCGGGCGATGGAGTGCCGGGGGCTGACGTGGAGAGCAGGGCGGATTTCGCCTACCGTCGCCAGCAATCGGTGGCGCTCAACGCTAAGGGCTCGTTGCCTTCGATCTACGCCAACGTGTTCAACGTCGCCAACGTGATCGATGTGTGTGCGCGCGAGAACGTGACCAGCGCGACTGTGAACGTTGGGGCAACCAATTACCCGCTGGCGCCGCATTCTCTCTACATTGCGGTCGTGGGCGGCGCACCTGCAGACATCGCAAACGCGATCTGGTTGAAAAAGGATGTGGGTTGTGATTACAACGGCAACACGACCGTCAACGTCACCGACATGAGCGGCTACAACTTGCCGTACCCCACCTATGCGGTTAAGTTCATGATCCCGCCGTCGCTGCCGATCAAGTTCGCGGTGCAGTTGGTCAACAGCCCTCTATTGCCGTCCAACATTGTGGCGCTGGTGCAGAACGCCATCATCAACGCATTCAGCGGGGCGGATGGCGGTTCTCGTGCGCGGATTGGATCTCTGCTGCTGGCGAGCCGCTACTACGGTCCGGTTTCCCTGATTGATCCCTCTGTCTCGGTCCTATCGATCCTGCTCGGAAGTTCGACCCCGACGCTGACTTCTCAACTGGTGGGCGTGGATCAGTTCCCGACCGTCACTGCCGCCAATATTTCGGTAACGCTGGTCTGACATGGAAAACGTCATCCGCACGGTCATCAGCCAGTATGGCAACAGCCCGACCCTGCTGCAGCTCATCGAGAACATGGATGCATACATCGATCCCCGGGCTGACATCCAGACGTTCTATGACTACTGCTGGAACGTGGATTCGGCACAGGGGTTTGGTTTGGATATTTGGGGGCGCATCGTCGGAGTCGGGCGAGTGCTCAAGATCCCGGCGAGTCCCGATCAGATTGGTTTTCACAACGGACCTGGCGTCCCTTTCAATCAGGCTCCATTCAATGGGGGCATCCCATCCACTCAGAACTACAGCCTGAGCGATTCGGCGTTCCGCACGCTGATCCTGGTCAAGGCGTTGGCCAACATTTCGGACTGCAGCGCCAGGAGCTTCAATCAGTTGTTGCAGAACCTGTTTTCAGGCCGTGGCCGCTGCTATGTGGTCGATACCGGAAACATGACGTTGCGCTACGTCTTTGAGTTTGCGCTTGAGCCATTCGAACAGGCCATCGTTCTCAACTCGGGCGTGTTTCCACGGCCTGCTGGTGTTCAGGGCTTCGCCATGCAGGTGAACGCCGCTGATACCTTCGCTTTCAACGGCGGGAGCGGACAGCCCTTCGGTCATGGGGTGTTCAACAGCATGAGCAACCTGCTTCCGACTGCTTGAGATCCATCAGTTCTCTGCCACCAGCCGCCTCCGGGCGGCTTTTTCATTTCTGGGACACACATGCAACTCAGCTCAATCCCCGCCAAGATCGCTGCGATCTTCGCCGCGTCTGCTGCGCCAACGTCGAAGAACACGATCCCGCTCACTCAGGCTGGTATCAGCCAGCCTGGTCAGGCGTCCTATGACGTGGGGTTTCCTGCAATCACGATGCAACCAGCGGCATCAGGAGGTATCAATCCCTATGGTCAAGACTTTAATGGCATTCTGTTCGCCGCCACTGGGGTGAATCTTTGGCAGTCTGCGGGGGGAACCTTCCCCTTCGATTCGGTCTATGCAGCCAGCATTGGAGGCTATCCCAAGGGAGCGCTTCTCTTGCGCACGGACGGGACTGGCTACTGGTTCAATACCGCCGACAACAACACCAACGATCCCGAAGGCGCAACGCCGACCGGCTGGGTGCCCGAATGGCAGGCGGGTATCACGGCAGTTACTGGGCTGACCAATACCAACGTCACTCTGAGTTCACTCCAGTATGGACGACAAGTGATCACTTTGGCTGGCACGCTGACCGGCAATATCAACATCATCTTCCCGGCTTTCGCAAGCGAGCAATGGACAGTCATCAATAGCACTACGGGATCGTTCACGGTCACGCTGAAAACAGCAGCAGGGACGGGTGTAGCCATTCCGAGCGGTGGTAGTCCGATGGGCATCGTTTGCGATGGCACGAACATCCTGGCTCAATCCCAAACGTCTGGGCGACTTCTTCGCACCTCGGTCTACAAGCTCATCTCGGGCGTCCAGAACGTTTCCGTCAATGGTGGCGCATTCACCACCACCGGCGCGAGCACCTTCACCGCGCTTGCTGCAACCACTTATATCCGCGCTCGAGTTCAGGGCGGTGGCGGTGGCGGTGGCGGCGCGGCGACAACTTCGTCCGGCCAGTATGCGGCTGCTTCGGGCGGCACCGGTGGCGCCTATGGTGAGGGGATCTATACCTCTGGCTTTTCCTCGCTGACGATCACCGCAGGGGCCAAAGGGACAGGAGGCGCCGCGGGCAACAACGCCGGCAACAACGGTAGCGCCTCGTCTGCCGGGGCGCTGCTCTCGTCCCCGGGGGGCGCG